GCTGCTCTCCATCGCGGGGTATGCGAGGGCGTCGACCACGCCGATGGGCGCTATCGTCATGGCGCCGTACGTCGACCCCGCGGGCCGCTCGCCCGTCTGGACGTTCAGGGAGGGCCCGGAGGCCACGTTCCTCGACCAGGCGGACGAGGAACGCGACAGCCGCGAGGTCGCCAACACGGTCCTCGCCATCTTCGAGACCGACGACGGCACCGTCATCGGCAAGGCCGTCGACGACGATCAGGCGAGCCCCTACTCGACGGTGAGCATCGGCCGCAGCAAGTACGCAAAGTACAAGTACAACGACACGGCGACGCAGGCCCAGGCAGACGCCAAGGCCGCCGAGCTGCTCAGGACCAACCAATCGACTATCTGGCGGATCACCCTGAAGCACGTCCACTGCCCCGCGCGCGTCGGCGACGTCGTGCGCGTCGAGTGGCCGAGCAAGGGGATCAGCGGTTCCTTCGTCGTGAGGACGCAGGACGTCGAGATCGGATCGCCGGGGTGCCTCACCACGTCCGAGCTCCGCGCCTTCGAGAGGAGGTCGAATGCCTAGCACCATCGAGGACGCCGCCCGCAAGGTGGGCGAGGACCTCGCGCCCACGCGCTCCGCGCCATCCGCGAGGTGGCGGTGGGGCACCGTCGTGCAGGTCGACCAGGCGGGCACCATGACCGTGGAGGTGGCGGGCACCCCGCTCGTGGGCATCCGCTGCGCGCGTCACGTCATGGGCGCGCAGGTCGGCGACCGCGTGCGCGTGGCCTACTACGGCACCGACGCCGTTGTCGACGCCGTGAGGGCCACCGAGACCATGGCCGCCATCCCGACCATCGACGGCGAGCTGGACGCGGCGAGCAAGGAGGCATGGCTTTCGGCGCTCGGCCTCGGAGCACCGTACACGCAGAACTACGGCGACTGGGTCAACCTGTTCTGCTGGGGGCATATCGGAATCTTGACCGTGGTGAAGGAAATCACGCTCAGCGGCTCGTGGGTGAACGTCGACATCTGCACTGTTCCAGAGGGATACAGGCCGAGTAGGGACAGCTACGTGGCGGCCAACTGGCAGGGCAGCACGGCGGGCAACGTCACGCTGCACATAGACCCGAGCGGAGTCGTGCAGGCACGAGTCCGAGGCGGCACCAACCCGAACGCGACATCTTACGTCAGCGGCACGCTCGTATGGGCGTATTAGGAGGCCGCGACCAACCAGATCCACGTCCTGAGAGTCGAGGCGTGGTAGATGGGACCAACCGACGCGAAGGGAATGCAATGACCGTATCGGAGACCGTCGCAATCGCATCGGCGCTCATCGCCATGGCCGCCCTGGCCTTCAGCATCCTCAAGGACAGGCGCGGCGAGGTGCTCAGCGCGCAGAGCGTGCGCGACAAGCTCGACTACATCAGCGGCAACACAAAGGACATCAAGGACGACGTGCGCGCGCTCGACCGCAAGCTCGACGACCACGCCACGCGCATCACCAAGATCGAGGCGAGGCTGGACGAGCACCACCGTCGCCTCAGCATGATCGAGAAGGAGGACAGATGATGAACGAGAACGTGAGGAAATGGCTCGCAGCCGCGGGCATCCGCGCCATCAAGACGATGGCCCAGACGGCCGTCGCCCTCATCGGCACCAACGCCATGGGCATCACGCAGGTCGACTGGATCGCCGTCGCGAGCGGCGCGGCCCTGGCGGGCGTGCTCTCGGTGCTCACGAGCATCGCGGGCATCCCCGAGGTCGAGGGCGGCGCACCGCTCACCGAGCTCAAGGGGGCCTAGATGGACCTTTACGAGTTCGAGGACGAGCAGGAGGGCACGGCCATGGAGCCGCTGACCTCCGCTATGGAGGAGGAGCTCACCGACGGAAGGGATGGCGGAGATGACGATCAGCAAGCTGGCCTGTAAGACCATCCCGACCTCGCACCACTACGGCAGGCGCACCGCGAAGGTCTGCAAGATCACGCCGCACCACATGGCGGGAAACCTCACCATCGAGGGGTGCGGCGCCGTTTTCCAGAACCGCGAGGCGTCGAGCAACTACGGCATCGGCACCGACGGCCGCATCGCCTGCTACGTCGACGAGGACTACGGCGCCTGGACCTCCTCAAGCTACTGGAACGACAATCAGGCCATCACGATCGAGGTGGCCAACTCGCAGGCAGGCGGCGACTGGCCAGTCTCGGACGCCGCGTGGAAATCGCTCGTGAACCTATGCGCCGACATCTGCAAGCGGTACGGCTTCAGGCTCAGCTACACGGGCGACCGGGGCGGCAGCCTCACGGAGCACCGCATGTTCGACGCCACGGCATGCCCCGGGCCGTACCTCCACGCGCGCATGGCGCAGCTCGCCAAAGAGGTCAACGCCGTTCTGGACGGCGGATCGACCGGAGGGCTCGACATCAACGGCAAGTGGGACGCGACCACCAAGAAAGCCATCCAGGGCGACCTCGCCGCGCAGGGATACTACGGCGGCGGCATCGACGGCGACTTCGGGTACTGGAGCTGGAAAGCAGTCCAGGAGAAGCTCGCCGACGAGGGCCAGTACAGCGGCTTCAACATCGACGGCGACGGCGGCTACTACACGATCTGCGCCTGGCAGCTCAACACGGCATGCACGGGCGTGTTCACCTCCAAGATCACCGGGGCGATGGACGAGACCTTCGTGAAGGCGCTCCAACGGCTCCACAACGAGGGGCGGCTCTGATGACGGATCGGATCGTCGTGGCCGCGCTCGCAGCCTGCGCGTTCATCGCCGCCATGGTGACGCTCACGCTCATCGTCGTGAGCTACTACGACTAGGGCATCTGCGGCGGCGCCCAGGTTCCTGCCATGGCCTCTCCTCTCACATCCCCGCGCCGCCGAGTGCAGCCCCCGCCTACGGGCGGGGGCTTTTTTCGTCAAGCCGCCCGCGGCATCCTCACGGCCACGTGGCCGCGGTGGAACGCGAGGCCGTAGCCGCCGGCGAGTTCGTAGAACACCACGGCTGGGCTACCAGACTTCATTTGTACGAACTCGCGAGGAAATGAGAGCCTCGCGGGTTCGTCTTTTTTTATGTCGTAATTCAGAACCGCAACAACATCGTCGCAACCGACGCCGACCTGCCAGACCAGGGCGTCGAGCACGGAGCGATCGTCGAGCACGGCGACCTGCTGGAGGAAATCGGCGAGGTCCTCGGGGTCTACGTGCGCGAGGGCGCCCCACGCGGCGGCATCGGCCTCGGCCTTCGCCCTCATGGCCTTCAGCTCGCCCATGCGCCCCGCGGCATCATCCCACGGCATGCCATCCTCGATGGCGCGCAGGAGGTTCGAGATGCCGCGCTCGGCCTCGCCCAGGGTGCGCCGCGCCTCGCTCAGGCGCGCCTCGGCCTCGGCATCGGACACGGCGGCCGCCACGCAGCGCGCCGCCTCGAGGGCCGTGGCGCGATCCGCGAACATGGCGCGCAGGGCATCCACGAGGGCGCCCTCGAGCCAATCGGCGCGGATCGCCTTGCATCCGCACCGGTGCGAGCACCGGTAGTACGAGTAGCGGCGGCCGCTCTTCCCATAACCCGAGACGCCGACGAGGTTCATCCCGCACTCGAGGCACACGGAGCGCCCCGCGAGGGCGTAGTCGCCCCAATCCTCGAGCTTCCTGGCCTTCTTCACCACAGCGCGCTGGGCCATCGCCCACACCTCCGCATCGATGATGGCGGGCATGCCGCCCTCGATCCTCACATCGCCCCAACGGTATATCCCGAGATACTTCTCATTTTTCAACATTACGTCTACAGCATGTGGAGACATGCGCGTGCCGAGCGTCGTCTGCCATCCGCGCCGCGCGAGATCGGCGGCGATGGCGTTGGACGGCTCGCCGTCGATATGGCGGCGGAACACCTCGCGCACGACCTCGGCCTGGGCATCGTCGATCTTGTAGCGTCCATCTTCGCCGAAACGGTAGCCGAAGACGCGGGCGCCGTTGTGCAGGCATTTGAGCGCATTACCCTCCATGCCACGGCGGGTGCGCTGCGAGGTATGGGCGGACTCCATGGCCGCCATGGCCTCGTATATCGACTCGATCAGGATGGCCTCGGGCCCGTCGGGCATCGTCTCGGTCGCCGAGACCACGCGCACGCCATGGTCGCGCAGGCGGCGCTTGTAGATCGGCGCATCGTACACGTCGCGCGAGAAGCGGTCCATCATGTAGACCACGACGAGATCGGACTCGCCGGCGCGGGCGATCATCGTCTGGAATTGAGCGCGGTCATCTGTGCGCCCCGATGCCGCCCGGTCGCAGTATTCCGCAACGACCTCATGGCCCTCGCGCGCGCACCACTCGCGGCAGACGCGCAGCTGGTCCTCGATCGACGCCTCGCGCTGCTTCGAGCACGAGAAGCGCGCATAGAT